ATATATGGTTTTGCAGCTGCTTCTATAAACTCAGGTGGTTGTGTTATTTGTGTAATTGTTTCAGCCATTATACTCTTCCGCCTTTTTCTAATTTTTTCATCATGTCATACATACGTTGTGCACCTTTGTTGACGTCACCATCTCCAAATTCTCTTACAGCATCTGCTGTCATTACAAATTCGTTGTTTGATAACATTGCAGGAATGTCATCTGCCTTTTCTTTTACACCAACTGGAGGAATAAATCCACCACTTTCTCTAAGATCTAGCTCCTTTACGCCTGCTTTATTAGTTCTTTGAGGTAGACCCATGATGCCTGATGCCTGATCCACGATCTGATCAGTTCCCATAGCATAGCCTATTCTACCACCTTCAGCATATCCACCAGCTCCTGATGTGTATTCAGATAAATCATTTTCTACAAGTGTAGGTATTTCAGATTCATCGTATCCTAAATTTTGATAAGCTGTTGTAAGCTTACCTCTTAATGCGCTAACATTTCTACCTGATGATACTTCTTCTTGTTCTTCAGGAGATAAAGCACCTAATACTCCACCTAATACAGTTCCACCAGCCATGACTCCAAGAGTCTTGCCTAGTGTTTTTTCTCCCGCAAGTTTACCTATTCCTTTTGAAAGTCCACCTTTTAATAAACTTCCAAAATTACCAAAACCTGCTGCTTTACCAAAAAGAGTGGGAGCAAAATAAGCTCCTCCTGCCAATAAAGCTAGTTTTCCAACATCTGATTTAAGAGCGCTACCAATACCCTTAGCAACACCTTTAACAGCGCCTTTAAGAGCATCACCAATACCCCCAAGGAAATAACCTTGTCTTGGTGCGACGTTCATTATTCCGCCACCTTTTCTTAGTTGTCTGGGCATTTGCATTCTTGAAATTGGCATAGTTTTATTAGTTTACTTAGTTTTTCCGAAAATATCAAGGCTTGGCATAATAAGTTTTATATCTCTTCTGATATCTTCTTCTGCTATTCCTTTTGATTTCCATTCGTTATCGTCTTTGTATTCTTCACCTGTTTTAAGGTTAGTTATTTTTTCTATTATCTTTTCTGGTTTTATTACTTGCATTTTTCTCCTATGTTCTATCAAACTCTAGTATTGATACTGTTCCCTCAAATATGTCAGCTGTTGCTGCTTGTAATTGTAACTTGTCACTCTCTTCTAATATAATTGTACCATCAGATATAGATTTTGAATTACCTGAGTTTACAGTATGCTCTGCAAATTGATAAGCTCTGCTTGCAGATGTATCAAATATAAAAGCTTTAATTTCAACGTTACCTGATCCAACATTTGCTGTATGAATGTTTTGAATAATTGCTCTAGACTCAGAAGGCACAGTATAAATATCTGTAGCATCGGTTGTAGTTAAATCAAACTGCGCGTTTTTATATCTATTAGCCATTACGTTTCACTTCCACTACTCATGAACCAAGTAAATCTTTGTTGTTCATCTCTTAAATCTTGTTGAAATGTAGAATTTAATTTTTCAATCAATCCATCTAAATCTCTAACTAAAGAATCAGCATCTTGTTGTCTGTATTCTTTACTGGGTCTAGTAAATACTACTGTTACTTTTGCCATTTTTTAAATTCCACATCTATTTGATTATAGTCAATCATCATATAACCATTAGAATGTTTAACAGATGCCCAAGGTACTTCGTGAGCCATTGCTCCCTGATAAGTTGTTGGGTTATCTTTGTAATTAAATTTATAAATATTTATATTAGATGGTGACTTACCAATTAACTCTACATTTTCTTTTAATCTTACATCACTAAAACCTAAATCAGAACTTCTTGCATCTCTTGTTCTTGATCTATCTCCTGCTGATTTATCACTTGCTCCACTATAGTCTCTACCTCTATCGTAGCTACCTCCACCTATACTACCATCATTTCTAGTAGCATCATTTTTACGAGAGACTGCAATATTTTGTTCAGGGATTCCTTTTTTAGCTTCTTGTTTTTTTGTAATTAAACTAGCTAAATTTTGTTTCTGATTAAATATATTTTTAGCTTTATTTATATTAACAAGATTACTAAATAAATTAGTAGTTGTACCCATATTTGGATTAAATCCTAAATCTCCTTTGTATTCTCCTGTTTCTTCTATTTCAGAAACTACATCGTCTATTTGTGCATCGGATAAATTGTATTTCTCTTTTAGTGTATCTCTAATGTTTGATGTTCTTTTATCAAAAGATTCTGGAGATAATTTTGCAGCATTGTATCCAGCCATAATTCCTTCTGGTGTATTGTAATTATTTGTTACAATTCTACCTATGTCATCTAACATAATACCACCACCTAATAATTCGTTTTCTAAAATACCTCTTCTATTTACAGGTATAATACCACCTAAAAATTCAGCTCCTTTTTTTAAACCTCCAATACCAGGTATGAAGTTTGCTGCTGTACTTAAGGTTTTTCCAATTCCTGTAGGTTCACCATATAAAAAACTTGAGTCTGATAATATACCTGAAGGTATACCTACTCCTGGATCATTGGGACCTCTATAAGTACTCGCATAAGCTTGTCTCATATTATAGGGACTATAATTTTTAGAAGTTCTTACATTAGGATCGTTTGGATTTATATTGTATGGATTAAATCCACCGCCGCCACCCATTGGTTGTAATAGTTGTGGAGTAATACCAGGTATAGTTTCTTCAACTGGTTCTTCAACTGGTGTGTCAGCTCTAGGTTGGAATATACCAGATATACTAGGTAATCCTTGATTTAAATATGCTTGTGCTAATTGTGCTAATGTAGCCATTATCTTCTTCCGTCTGGTTGCGTGTCTAATCTAAACGTACCAAGCTTCCAGCTTTGATTAGCAGCTGTATTAGCTATTTTCAAAGACATGGCTCTTGCTCTTGCACGTGTATCTACTTTATCAGTAGAACTGGTAATTGTAAAGGGGCCAAGTGGTGAGCTTGCTTGCGAGCTATTTGGATAATTTCTAAGCTGTAAAGTTACTTGTGTATTTCCTGTTTGAGATAAAAAGTCAGGTATAAATCTTCTAATCTTCATAATAAATTCACCATCTCCTTGGAATGTTGCAACACCTGTTTGTTGACCTTGTCTAGATCTTTGTGCTGTAATATCAAAGTCTCCTGATTCAATATTAGAGGTAACTACATTTATACCACTTGCCAATGCTTCATCCGTTCCTTTTTCATGTTCAAAGTATATTGTGCTTCCTTCAGTGTTTCCTACTACATCAAACGATGAATCATCACCTGCAGTAAAACTAGTTGCGTGTGGTAAACCAAACACAGATGAATCCTGCCATGCACCTCTTGATAAAGTTCCTGTAGTCCATACAGGTCTTTGTGGTGTTGAGTCCATGTAGTTATATGTTACACATCTATTAATTACAGTTGAACTTTCCGTACAGTAAAACCAAGTAATCTCACCAAATAAATTATTTAATCCAACATTAATTAATTGGTTAGCTGTTGTATTTAAATCATCAAAAACAAAATCTTCTACTAAACAAATCATAGTCTCAAGGTTACCAGAGTATTTAAAGAAACCATTTTCTGAAAACCAATATGCAGCACCATCAACTTCTAATGCAGCGTTCTGTCCAATCAAACCACAGTTAGTTCCTACTTGTTGAAAACCAAATGTAAATGGTTGACCAATAAATCTCATGGTAAATAAAGATGTATCAGTCCAAACATAGATTGCATCTCTACCTCTAACTGCACCTACAATTTTAGATCCATCTGCAAGTCTTTGTGTACCTGCTGTGTTAACCGCTGTTGGTTGATAAGTGTTGATATCTTCTTGATTTGAAAATCTAATAAACATTTCATCTTGTGTAGATGGTGTTCCAATCGTTGTTTCTGTTCCAAAGAATACTAAGTGTCTATCAGGAGTAGATACTAACATATCACGTGATGCTGTTGGCGCACCACTAATAATAGTTGCTCTATTTGTTACAGCGTTTGTTGCATTTGAATCCCATTCAAATACTTGTGCATTATGAATTAATGCAATTACTTTGTCGCCAAAGTTATCAATAGACCATAAACCGGGATCAATAACTAAGTCACCTGATGCTGCTTCACCCCATGCAATATAATCAGAACTATTTAATATGGTTGCTCCATTTGAATGAGTTGCTGCTGTTGTATTTCTAACCCCTCTTGTAACACCTGTTAGAGTATTACTACTTATACCTGTGTATGAAATTTCTTCTGATCCTATTTGTATAAAGTTTGTACCTGATGTTGGAAACAAAGATGCATCTGTTAATACAATAGTTGTAGTTACAGCATTGATACCACCATTTAAAGTAGTAGTTGCTTCACCTGTTACAGTTCCACCCCATGCAGCTAATCCCCAACCAAAGCCGGGTAATTGTTCTGCGGGTCCTACTGGATAATAATGCTGTACTCTGATACCACCAGATGCTGTAGCACCTGAACCTGTCTCTGATGATGGCATTGTAATAGTTAAAGTTGTTCCTGTTGGAACAGATGTCACCATAAATTTTTTATCATCAAAGTCTGATGCTGAATAGTTAGAGTTTGTAATAGCTGTAAAATTATCTAAAAGTAAAATATCGTTGACTGCTATATTATGGTCCGTGCTGAATGTTAATGTAACCGTTGTTGAACCATTCGTTGTACTAAATGCATTAGTTAATGTTGTTGTAGTTTTGATAGGATGAATGTCATAAAATACACCACCTGTGTAAGCGTATAAAATCCTGTTTGTACCTATGATTGCAAACTTGTTACCAGATTTATTGACTAAATGATGTAAAGCTCTTGCAGCTCCTGTAAGTTTAGACTCACCTAACTGTGACCAGCCACCTATCTTTTCAGGTGTACCATATCTAAAACGTACATTATCTCCACCAACCCATTGTCCTTCGGCTGTGGTTTCTGTAATTTGTTTATTAAATCCTGGTTGAAAGCCTATTTTTTGTAACATAAATTAATCCGTTTATGTAGGTTATATCACATTTCTATTGAGAGCAACAGATTAAAAGCAGAGGGAATCTGTGGTGGATCATCCCCCTGCAAGCCTAATGTATAGACTATTTTTTAGATTTTGTCAACTTCACGCCTTTGAACCAAGCAGGTGCACCTAGTAAAGGTCGTTTGTCTAAGTAGTTTTCTTTAGCTGTTTTAGAACTAGCTTTATTATAATGTAAAAATACTTGTCCACAGTTCTTGCCTTTAAATTCTTCTCTCCAATGTTCAAGATCACAACCAGAATAGATTAACATGTCTCCTGGTTCAAGACTCACTTTAACACCCGCTTGACCTTGTTTACCTGTTGGATCAAGATAAATGGGCCATGGGTCACCACCTAGATTTAATGTAGTAGATATTTCACATGAATATCTATCTTTGTGACGAGCTAGGACATCACCTTCTTTGTATATTCTTGCATAT